AAAATTTGCCCATAAGGTGTAAAGGTAATGTTGCTTGCAACCTGACCTGCAACTGTTTGTGAAAGGTCAATCTCGTTCCATGAAGACCCTGAAGCATTAGTAACACCAAGGATGTAGTCAGGAGGTGAAAATGCAACAACTGGAGCTGGTGCTGAAGGTGTTCCAGCAGTATCGACTACAACATATAAACCATCTGTTGTGGCTGAAGGTGTAGGTAAGTTACTTCCAACTGCTAAACCAGCCGCTAATCCTGCGGAGGTACAAGCCGTCATTTTTGAAGTGTTTGCGTTGAAATTTCCACCAAAGACCAAACTTCCTTTTGTCAGTGTGGTAATCGCTTGCCAAGCGTTTCCATCCCAAATCCAAGCATCCTCCGATACTGTGTCAAAAAGAATTTGCCCTGAAAACTGAGCTGTTGGATAACCACTTTGAGCTACAGATTGGAATATTGCTGTAGAAGCATTACTTAATTTTGATCCATCAATAGAATCATTTGCAATTCTCGCAGCGTCAAAACTTCCACTTGTAATTTTGCTAGCAGCAAGACTAGGAATTAAAGCAGCCGTTAATGCTGCTCCTGCTGTTGCAACACCCTTATTATTTACAGTGATTGATTGATACGTTCCAGCACTAATTCCACTTGTTGAAGTCGTAAGATTTCCCGATCCATCAACAGTTAAACCACCTCCAGATGTAATTTGAACTGCACCTTTAGCACTCGTGGTTGCTGTTGGAAGATCGCCAGCTACTAAAGCGGTAGCAGCCGTAATCATGCCCTGATTGTTAAAAGTTATTCCGCTAACTGTTGCACCAGTAACACTATTCGTAAGAGATAAAGCACCAGAGCCATTGACAGTTAAGCCAGTACTAACAGAAACACCACCAACAGCACTAGAAGTTGCAACAGGTAAATCAGCAGCAGCAAGAGCAACTGTTCCTGTGATTAAGCCTTGAGCGTTATATGAGATTCCTGAACGAGTAGCAGCCGTAATTGTGTTATTTATTCCAAGATTTCCACTAGCTACATTTAATGAACGATCAAGATTAGAAGTATTTAATTTTGCTGGTGTAATAGTTGCGTCCCTTATCTTCGTGGCACCGTCTAAACCTGTCGTAGCAGAAGTTGATGTCTCAACCTTATCGTTTGTAATTGCTCCATTTTGAACAGCTCCAGTATCTACAGCGTTGTTCGCAAGCTCAGAATCTGTTACAGAATTTGCTCCTAATTGAGTTGAAGTTATACTCCCTGCTACTAATTTAGTAGCCGCAATACTACCTGCTAATTGTGCATTAGTAATTGTTCCAACTAATGCTGAAGTCGGATAACCTGTTGCATCTTGTAAATCAAATGCAGGTGTAGCATCAGTTGCACCAAGAGTTATTGTTACTCCACCAATAGAAGCTGACGAAGAAACAAGTTTAGAAACTGCTATGGATCCTGCAAGTTGAGCATTTGTAATTGTCCCTGTCAAAGAAGATGTAGGATAATTAGTTGCGTCTGTTAAATCAAAAGCAGGAGTAGCGTCTGAAGCTCCTAACGCAACAGTAACTCCTCCTAAACTTACTGAAGAATTTACTAATTTAGCGTTGGCAATTGATCCTGCTAATTGTGCATTACTTATAGTTCCTGTTAACGAAGCAGCAGGATAATTTGTAGCATCCGTTAAATCAAACGCTGGAGTTGCGTCTGTTCCACCTAACGATATTGAAACGCCACCTAAAGATATTGCTGTTGTTCCTGCAAGTTTAGAGACATCAATAGATCCAGCTAACTGTGCATTAGTAATCGTTCCAACTAATGAAGACGTAGGGTAACCAGTAGCGTCAGCAAGGTTAAAAGCAGGAGTAGCATCTGTGCCTCCTAAAGCAATAGATACACCACCAAGAGAAACAGACGAATTAGCTAACTTTGCATTTGCAATTGAACCTGCAAGTTGAGCATTGGTAATTGTTCCAACAAGAGAAGAGGTTGGATAACCTGTCGCATCAGTTAAGTTAAAAGCAGGAGTAGCGTCTGTTCCCCCAAGTGCTACTGAAACTCCTCCGAGAGATACAGCCGAACCAGTTAATTTAGATACATCAATTGATCCTGCTAATTGAGCGTTAGTTATTGTTCCTACAAGCTCTGTAGTTTTATAGCCAGTAGCATCCGTAAGGTTAAAAGCTGGCGTTGCATCCGTCCCACCAAGTGCTAATGAAATACCTCCAAAAGAAACAGAAGAGTTAGCAAGTTTACTATTAACTATTGATCCCGCTAACTGAGCGTTAGTTATCGTTCCTGTTAACGAAGATGTTGGATAGTTAGTTGCGTCTGTAAGGTTAAATGCAGGAGTGGCATCTGTACCGCCAAGAGATATTGATATGCCGCCTAACGAAACACTTGAATTAGCTAGTTTTACATTTGTTACTGCTCCATCAATTATTGATCCTGTTGCTACTTGATTTGATCCAAGGGATGCAACCTTGGCGGAAGGAATAGAACCTGCATCAATTAAAGCAACACCCGCTTCAATTAGATCTTTAACAGTTACCTTCTTAGTTTCTGAAGCACTGAGATCTGCTATCGCCAGTGGATCTGTTGCTGCTATACCTGCTTCTGCTAACGCTGGCAGATTCGAGATTTCTAAATCAGGCATTTCCCTTAACTAAGAACCAATAGACATATATTACGGCTGATCGAGCAATATGGGACTTTGATTCTCTTGAAGGATCTTATTCTCATCTTCCTGTAATAAGTATCCAGGTGTTGCTCCTGTATTTAAAGTGATCACATCATTCGTTATAAATTCAATTCTTGTTGTTATTTCTTGGCTCGCAGAAACACTAACAGCAACATTTGTCACGACACATTTTGCTTCATACCAAACAGTATGAAGAACGGTATTTTGATCTTTGTAGATATAAAAACGTCCATCAAAATCTGCACCTTGCTGAAGACGAATAATTAATTGAGCAAGATAAAAAGGAAATTCTGGATCGGCAACAGGAGTATCATCAGCTAAATCTGAGTTGTGTTCCCACAAACAATTTAAAGAACCTTGACCACTAATTAACCCTGCTTCATATTGTTTTTTAAACTGAGCACCTAAAGGAGTTAAATCAATTTGATCTCTGTTAGTAGTAATTTCAAAATCCTTTACTCTGGCTAAATGTCTAAACCTAGAATTAACAGTTTTTATGGTTACATCTTTAGAAGCACTTGGAGTTACAAGCGTTAAAGCATCTGACTGTCTTCCTGTTATCGCTTTTGCAAAAGTATCAAATAATCTAATCCCACCCATCTTATCTACATAAATATACCAATTCCCATCTGGATGATTATGACCACTAACCAACTCTAATGTGCTTTTATCAACTGTTGCAATTTCTACACGATCTCCAGTAATCAACGATCCAGAAGATCTATCAACTGAAAATCGTTTTGATCCTGTATTTACATCATGCGGATCTAACTTTGTTTGCAAGGCAGACAATAAAGTATCTCGACGAATTTCTACGTCACCATGTTGCCCAAAATAAACAGCCATTTAATCTTTAAAGTTTGAAAGTTCTATTGGTGCTCCATTTGCTTCCCATGTGAAGTCAACAGATGAAATTTCGCCTACAGAACTACTCATTGTGACGCCTGTTATAAGAATTGAAAAAACTATATCTCTTGCATTTGTGCTGCCAGAGCCTTCTTCTAATCTAAGTCTTAATTTCAACTCACCTGATTCTTCATTTGTTGCATCTCCAGCTCCAGAAGCACCTACTTTTATTGATTCTTCTAAAAGCTTTCCAACATTAGGAGCACCTGTAGGAGAAGATGTGTAATAAAAAGCCCTGCAAGAACCTGAATAACTTCTAACGCCTGACTTTAATACCCGATCAGTATCACCCATTGCTGTGGCTTCAAGCACAGACATGGTTTGAGAAAAACTCCAGCTTTGAACTTGTCCAATAGTTTCTTCTGCAAAAACAGCACTTCCTGTTGTATCGGTTTTAGACAGAAGTAACTTTCCATCTTTACCACTGTAATAACCAGACACGGCTCTAAATTGAAAACATTGCGTTTATTCTACGGTGAATCGAGACAAGCGACAAAAGAACAGCTTACATTGCTCAAACCTTTAAAGGTACTTGTTACAGAAGGAGGCCCAGAATAACGCCATTTCAAACCTGATCCAGATTCTTTTAAATAGTCCTGAAGAGAAGACCAAGTAACCCCTGCTGTTCCGCTTTGTCCAGAAAAAGTCACATAATCCCATACGCTGTTTACTTCTTCATAATGTTCTAAAATTTCTGCTGCTTTTCGATCAGTAATATTTGAAAAGCCAAGACTTAAAGTTGCATTTACTCTTTTATTTCCATAGCGAATATGTGTTTTTGTACCGTCTAATGATTCAAAATCAGTACTTGGATACGTCCCAGGGGAATAACTTCTGGAGCTTGGTTTAATGCTTGGAAAAGCTCTTGCAGTTGCCATTAATCCTCTTCAGTAAAGATCAAAGTATTTGAATTAGACCAATTTTGTAACATTGCTAGTTTACCGTCTGCTGTTAATTCTGCGTAGGAACCAGTTAATTGCACAAGGCCATCATCTCCAAAAGTAATACTTTCTACTTTGTAGCACTGATCAGATGCTTCTTCTTCTTTGATTGTAAAGAGTGATCCTCTATATGGAGAAGGTAATGGACTTGAGAAATTTGCTGTGGCTTCTGTTACTGGCATTATTTCGCCAGCCACTATTGTTGACGGATTCCAATAGTAAAAAGCTTTTGGTTGAGAACCACTTGTTAATTCACTTAAGTCTTTACAAACAACAGTTCCATCATCAAGAATTGCCCCGTTATTAAATCGCTGAACATGTTGTGTTGTTGAAAATACTCTGATGTAATCGCCAGGTCTAACGCCATTAATGAAATGAGGAGCAGTTTTAAAACTTACTGTGTGATCTAAGTGTTTTCTTAAAACTAATGTGTATTTTGCAAACAGAACTGCTGCTGCACGGCTAGTACAAAAACCGCTTAAATCAAAAGTCTCCAATGGATCGTCTACATGTGAAACTAAAACATTTCCATCGGCATCTTTTTCTTCAGCAAATTGAACAACAGCAGACTTTCTTTCAGGGAATCCATTTTCTTGTTCTTGACGATAAAGAACATTTGCTTTAAAAGCTTGTCTGTCTTCTAGAGATAAGAAAGAAACACTTAAGTCACTGATATTTCCATCAGTAAACATTGCTTTAATTTTTGGCTTTGAGTGTTGCCCATCTAGATCAATTTCAAACGTATTAGGATTAAAAGGAACAGCAGGGTATAAGCTAAATTTTCCTCCAATAATCGTAAAATCTAATAAACAATAAAGAGCTTGTTGATAAATAAATTCTCTTAGATTTACTCGATCTGCAACCATTCCGTCCCAAAAAAGTTTGTTTGCCTTACAGAACTCCGCTGCAACTGTCATATTCACATCATCAACAGATGATTCGCTAATAACTGCTCCAGCTCCTAGCGTTTTATCTGTTAACAAGGCATAAGCAATTTCAGGAAATAAACTTGTCGCTTTTCGAGTTCCATCTATTAAACTTTTAACCTTTACTCCTTCTTTAAAGTAAGCAGAAAACTGACTGAAGTTTGTCCATTCTTTAGCACTATCAATTTTTAATCCTGCATAAGCTAAATTTTTATAAGTTGCTGGTTCTCTTTCTGTTTCTACAATTTCATTACAGTATGTGATCTGATGTTCTGGCCCGTCTAAATGGCTTGACCTATCACCTTCATACATCCAATAATCTGAAGCAGCATCATAAGGATTTAATTCAGCAGATCCAATTTCATCACTGTAAACACTAGAAGAATCAGTATTAACGTTCACATTGAATCTTATATCTGTTGCTCCATCATTAATAATTTCGCTAGTAAAAATATCGTTTTTATCTATATAAACAGTTTGATTGTTTGAATAATCTTGTCCTACATCACTTAATGACCATTCTGCATACCACTCAACACCAAGAGAATAAACAACAACATTAGCCTTTAAACCTGAACCATCATCTCCAGAAAGTTTTTTAACACTTACTTCTCCTTGGAAAGAAGGAGTTGCTGTTAAGGCTGTCTGCTCAGTTTTTGTAACTCCATAAATAGGATTTCCGCTACTTGTATCTGATTGATGAGTACCTAATTCAAATTTTCCTCCTCTTC